TGTTGGTGCTCATTGGGTTAAAAGACGTTACATTGAACCAGCTGACCCAAACAAATCTTTTGAAGGCTCTGATGGTCTAACCAGAAAGTTTATTCCAGCTAAACTATCAGATAACCCTTACTTAGCAAAAGATGGTGTTTATGAAAAAATGCTGGAATCTTTACCAGCGACACAAAGAAAACAACTCTTAGAAGGTAATTGGGAAGTTGCAGAAGGTGCAGCATTTGCTGAATTTGATTTAAATGTTCATGTTGTTGACCCTTTTCAGTTTCCTTTTCATTGGGAAAGAATGAAAGGAATCGACTATGGTTATGCCTCAGAATCCTGTTGTTTATGGGGTACAGTAGACCAAAATGACGGAACTTTGATAATTTATAGGGAATTATACCAAAAAGGCTTGACAGGAGAGGAATTAGGCTATATAATATCAGATATGGAAAAAGAAGACCCTTTTTCTGTTCCGGGTGTGTTGGATACAGCAGCTTGGGCTAAAACAGGAGCATCGGGTCCGACTGTAGGTGAAGCTTTACAAAAGATGGGTCACAAGCTTAGAAGAGCAGACAAAAACAGAGTACAAGGAAAAATACAAATACATGAGTATTTAAAGGTTCAACCAAATGGTAGACCTAAACTACAAATATTCAGCAGTTGTAAAAACTTGATAAGAGAATTACAAAGCATTCCTTTATCAAAGAATAATTCCGAGGATGTTGATACTCATGCTTCTGACCACGCATATGATGCATTGCGTTATATGATTATGAGTAGACCTTCAGTGTATGGTACATTGCAAAGACTAAGAGATATAAAACAATATGTACCATCAGATTCAACATTTGGATATTAAGGAATGGCAGAAGACAACAACACATTTTTAAATGCTGATTACATCTACGAAGATGTTGAAGGTGAAGCAGGAAAAAGTCTTAATTTAATTGAAGACCAAAAAAACAATTTGGTAGGACTTATTCAAAGTCGTTTTGCTGTTGCTGAAGAATCCAGAGATGCAGACGAAAGAAGATGGCTTGAAGCCTACGAAAACTATAGAGGGCTTTACGGCAAAAGAGTAAAGTTTAGAGAATCCGAAAAGTCCCGTATCTTTATTAAGATAACAAAAACAAAAGTATTAGCTGCTTTTGGTCAATTAGTCGATGTACTATTTGGCACAGGTAAATTTCCTATTGGTATTAGTGAAACTAAAATACCTGAAGGTGAAAAAGCAAATGCTTATTTAGATTTTCAAAATCCTCAACCGGGTATTGAAACATCACAACCTGTAGAAGATATATTAGACAACATAGGGAATTTAAAAGGTGGTCCGTTTGATATTGGTTATCGAGGAGATGGTAAGGTACTTAAACCCGGAGCTACATTTGGCGATGGAATGTTTGAAGACTCAGAGCAGTCTTTGGAAGACAAAGCTGAAGAGCTTGGTGTCTTAAGAGAAGGTACAACACCAGACCCACAGAAACCAGAACTATCTCCAGCACAAAGAGCTGCAAGGAGAATGGAAAAATTAATCCATGACCAAATTGAAGAATCAAATGGTTCTTCTGAAATTAGAAGTGCATTGCTTGAGGCAGCACTATTAGGAACAGGAATTATTAAGGGTCCTTTTAATTACAACAAAACTCTTAATAATTGGAAAGTTAATGATGAAGGTGAAAGAGAATATTCACCTATACAAGTTAGAGTACCACGAATAGAGTTTGTTAGTTGCTGGGACTTTTATCCAGACCCCGGTGGAACTAACATAGATGAATGTGAATATGTAATTCATAGACATCGCATGAATACTTCACAACTTAGGGCATTAAGAAATATGCCTTATTTTGATAAAGATGCTATTCGTGAAGCAATTCAAGAAGGTCCTAATTATCTTGAAAAAGATTTTGAAAGTCAATTAAAAGATGATTACGATACTGAAGAAGCATATTCAAATGCTTTTGAAGTAGTTGAATATTGGGGTATCATGGATGCCCAGTATGCTAGAGAAGTAGGTATCGAACTTGATGAAGACATTGATGATTTAGATGAGGTACAAATCAATGCATGGATATGTGGTAATAAACTACTAAGAGCAGTTATTAATCCATTTACTCCATACAGAATACCTTATCATGCTTTCCCATACGAAAGAAATCCTTATAATTTCTTTGGTGTTGGAATAGCTGAGAATATGAATGACTCTCAGCAAATTATGAATGGTCATGCAAGAATGGCGATTGATAATTTAGCATTATCTGGTTCATTAGTTTTTGACATAGATGAATCAGCACTTGTTGCTGGTCAAAATATGGAAATATATCCCGGTAAAATCTTTAGAAGACAAGCTGGGATGCCGGGACAAGCCATTTATGGTTTAAAGTTCCCAAACACTGCACCTGAGAACATGATGATGTTTGATAGGTTTAGACAGTTAGCGGATGAGCAAACAGGCATACCAAGTTACTCTCATGGTCAAACAGGAGTACAAAGTATGACAAGAACTGCTTCCGGTATGTCAATGTTATTAGGAGCAGCAAGTTTAAACATTAAAACAGTTGTTAAGAATCTTGACGACTTTTTATTGAAGCCTTTAGGCGAAGCATACTTCCAGTGGAACATGCAATTCTTTGAAGGCGATTTAGACGTTAAAGGTGATTTAGAAGTTAAGGCTACTGGTACCAATAGCTTGATGCAGAAAGAAGTTAGAAGTCAGAGATTGACAATGTTCTTACAAACTGCACAAAGTCCAGCTATCGCACCATTTGTTAAGATTTCTAAGTTGATTAGTGAACTTGCCTACAGCTTAGACTTGGACCCTGATGAAATACTCAATGACCCAGAAGAAGCTGCAATGATGGCACAAATAATAGGTATGCAAAATGTTAGACAAGAAACTGGCGAAGAAGCTCAACCTGTTGGTGAACAACAAGGAGCTATGGGAGGCATTCAAGGAGCACCTGAACAATCAGCGGAACTTGGACCTACAGGCACTGGTGGTGGCAACATCGGAATTGGAAATGTACCGGTTGCAGGGGAAACTACGTTTAGTGGGACAATTGGAGCAGCTGGAGCTGCAGGTCAAGGAAGCCCTGAATAGAAAAGAGGAAAACAATAATGGCTAAGAAAAGTTTATTAAATAAAGATTTAGCAGATTTAAATAACGATGGCAAACTATCTTCTTATGAAAAAAGAAGAGGAATGGCTATCGAAGAATCTATGCAAGAAAGAGAACCTTACAAATTAGGTAAATTAGTAAATAAAGCTTTAACAAAATTACAACAAGAACATAAAAAATTTGTTAAAGAAGCTTTTCCTATGGAAAAAAATGTTCCTGCACCAGATTATTTAAATTTTAAAGGTGAAATGATAGAACCAAATGAAGCAGATTTGTTATATAAATTTTTACGAGATAAAGTTAGAAATGTAGATACTACTGTAAGCCCAATGAGTTCTAAAAATAAATTAGCCTTAAATGAACAATTAGCCTTAGAAGAATTAAAAATTATTTCTCAATCAAAAAATCCTGAAAAATCAAAATTATTTGGAATCTTTTTAGATGATAGAACTAAATCTATTGATGATTTTATTCAAAAAAACTTAGATGATTTAATGGAGTTAGATTTAGATGAAGCTGAAAATTTAATGTTATTACAAGAATTAGAACCAGTATCAAGAGCAATAAACAATCAAGGAGGTTTATTAGCCTCTGATGATTATAGAATGGGTTTTGCTGAAGGTCAAAACGATGCTGAAATGCAAAACTATAGAGTAATACTTGCTGGTCTTAGACAATTACCTGAAAATGAATTACCACAAGTTTTAGCTTTAGCTCAAGAAGGTAAATCATTACCAGAACAATATATGGTAGAAGAAAAAGCTGGAGTAGTTATGAATCCTATTGATGCTCAAAAAAATCATCCAGATTTATTTATGAAAGCTTTAAATTTCTTACAAGAACCAAGAGAACAACAAAACGAAGGTGGCGAAATGGAAATGCTACCTGACGAAGAAATGGAACAAAACTTTATAGACTTTGTAGTGGACGAAGCACTATCCGATGAAGAAAAGTCTATGTTAGAAGAACAACTAGAAGCTAATCCTGAGTTGAGTGTATTATTCGACAAAGTGATTGAAAGAGCTTCCGAGTTTACTGGAGCCGGTCCTGTTGATGGTCCGGGGACAGGCACTTCAGATGATATACCTGCTAGGTTATCAGATGGAGAATTTGTCTTTACTGCCAAAGCAGTTGAGCAGATTGGTGCAGACAACCTCATGAAAATGATGAAGGATGCCGAAGCTGCTTACGATGCTGGTGGTGAAAGAAAAGGCTATGCGAATGGCGAAGAGGTTATTCAAGATGAAGATATTAATAAAGGTATTAAAAAAGTTGAAGTTGAATATTCTGTTCAACAACAACCTACTTCTACTGAATCTTTATTCGGTCAACCTCTTTATGAAGAAGATGAATCTTCTAAAAAAAATAAAGAATTGATGAGAGTAAATCCAACTCGTCATGTGTATAGTTAAAGATTAACCGAAAGGCGACCTTTGCAAGACAAGCCCTGCCCGTACAGCAGCTACCTTGTAATATTTGTTGAAGCCCTGAATAGGAGAAAAAGATGGCTAAAGAAGAAAAAGCTAACCCGTATAATGCGGATAAAAGTTGGCACAAAGTAGAAGAAAAAGTTTTTGTTAATTCAAACAACTTATTTTTTCAAGAGCCTGAAGCAGAAACTGAAGAAGTAGAAGCTACAGAAGTTCAAGAAAAAAAAGAAGTTAAAGAAACAAAAACACCCTACAAGCGACCCGACTATAAAAAACGTTACGATGACTTAAAGAGGCATTACGATAGTAAGCTTAATGAGTTTAAACAGAGAGAGTTAGAGTTGTTAGACCAAGCCCGTGAGGGACAAGTTAAATACACTCCACCTAAATCTGAAGAAGAACTTAAAGAGTTTAAACAAAAATATCCTGATGTCTACGATGTAGTAGAAACTGTTGCAAACATGCAAAGCGAAAGCCGAGCAAAAAGTCTTGAAGAAAAAATTAAACTTCTTCAATCTAGAGAGCAAGAGTTAGTAAGACTAGATGCTGAGAAAGAACTTAGGTCTAAGCATCCTGATTTTGATGATATCAGAAACAGTGATGACTTTCATGACTGGGCTAAATCTCAACCTGAGTCAATTCAAAACTGGATTTACAGTAATGCAAATGACCCAGAAGCAGCAAGTCGAGCACTAGATTTATTTAAGTCTGACATGGGTGTAAATAGCAATCCGAAAAAGTCATCGGCAGGTTCTAAATCCAAAGCTTCAGCGGCTGACATGGTTTCTGCAAAGACAACCAACGTTGAGCCACAACAAGCTAAAGTTTGGACCGAAAAGGAGATTCTATCTTTATCTCCAGCCGAGTTCGATAGACTTGAAAAAGAAATCGACAAAGCTTGGGAAGAGGGTAGAATTAGTAGATAAACTTTTATATTAACCCAAAAGGAGTAAAAAATGGCACAGTATTTTGAACCAACCCCAGATACAAATGCTAACTTTGCAAACTCCGTTGCTGGTCAGAATAATAGTTTCTTCCTGCCTTCCATATATTCTGCTAAAGTTTTAAACTTTTTCAGAAAGGCATCAGTGGTAGAAGCTATTACAAATACTGACTACTCCGGAGAAATCAGCAATTATGGTGATTCTGTTAAAATTATCAAAGAGCCAGTAATCTCAGTGTACGACTACACAAGAGGTTCTGACACAACTCAAACCAAGCTAACAGACGAAGAGCTAACACTCGTAGTCGATTCAGCTAAAGCTTTCAAATTCATCGTTGATGATATTGAAAGAGATATGTCTCACGTCAACTTTAAAGAAGTTGCAACATCTTCAGCAGCTTATGCTCTAAGAGATTCTTTCGATGCAGCAGTTATCGAATCAATGTTCTCAGGTGTTTCTTCTTCTTCACCAGACCATGTACTTGGTGCAGACTCAGCAACAAAATTAGGTGCTGACGTTTACGATGGTGCAGGTTCTATTGACTTAGGTGTATCTAGTGAAACAGACCCATTAAACGTACTTGCAAGAATGGCAAGACTATTAGATGATGCTAATGTTCCTGAAGAAGGAAGATGGTTTGTAGCTTCTCCAGAATTTTATGAGCAGCTATCACAATCCAGCTCAAAACTTCTTTCTGTTGACTTCAACGCAGGACAAGGCTCAATCAGAAATGGTCTAGTATCTAGCGGTAAGTTAAGAGGTTTCAACATGTACAAATCTAATAACATTGCAGCTGTTTCAAATGCTACAGGAAAATGTCTAGCTGGACATATTTCTTCAACAGCAACAGCTCAAACAATCATCTCAACTGAAGTCCTAAGAGACCCAAGTTCATTTGGTGACATTGTTAGAGGCTTACATGTATATGGAGCAAAAGTATTGAGAGACGATGCATTAGTATCAGCTTTCTACACTATTGACTAATTATAGTTACGGGGGAGTCTTCGGACTCCTCCATTTTTACAAGGAGAGATAAAATGAAAAAAAGAAACATGGGAGTTCCTGTAAGTAAAGGTTCTGGTATGGGTATAATCCGTCAAAGAATAAGACCTTTAGCACCTGCAAAACCTAAAGGTAAAAGAGATAGCGAAGGTATGTATGGATTTAGTAAAGGCGGACATGTTAAAAAAGTTGACGGCATCATGGATGGTAACAAAGCAGCTAGACGTGAAAACATGTATGGCGGTGGACGAATGAAGTACAACGCAGGTAAGCTTGTTAAAAAAGCTATGAAAAAGGCTATGCCTTGCTAACATGAAAGTACCAGCACCTAAAGGTTATCATTGGATGAAAAGCGGTAAAAGCTTTAAACTAATGAAAGACCCTGTTGGCGGTTATAAGCCACATAAAGGAGCCAGTAAATCAGCAAACTTTGAAATTCAAAAAATACATAAAAAATAATGGCAACAACATATTTAGATATAACTAACGAGGTTCTAAGAGAACTAAACGAAGTACCACTTACTGCAGCAAACTTTGCCAATGCAATAGGACTACAAAAGTTTGTGAAAGATTCAGTCAACAAAGCATTGTTTGACATAGCTAACGAAGAACCTCAGTTGCCTTTTTTCTCAGCAGGATTAAGTGGTAGTACAGACCCTTTTTATGGGAATGTTACAGTAGAAACAGTAGCAGGTACTAGATGGTATTTGTTAAAGTCAGGTAGTTCCAGTATTACAACAGACTATGCATCAATAGACTGGGATGACTTTTATCTGACAACAATTAATGTCTCAGGTGAATCAGCACCTTATGTCTCACAAGGTTTAAAATATTTAGACCATGCAGACTGGGCTAGATACTACAGAGACCAAGAAAACGAAGACGATGCAAACGGACAAAAATATGGTGAACCAAAATATGTTATACAATCACCAGATGCTAGGAAATTTGGTCTAAGTCCTATACCAGATAAAGCATACAATGTGCATTTTTATGCCTTTGACAGACCAACAGCTTTGTCAGCTTATGACGACACAATAGTTTTACCAGAACAATACAGTAATGTCATTACCTCAAGAACTAGATATTATGTTTGGCAATTTAAAGAATCTCCACAACAAGCAGCATTTGCTTTAGAGGACTTTAAAAAAGCTATGAAATACATGAAGTCAAACTTAATCAATCAAGCTCCGTCAAGAATGACAGACGACAGAACTTATTTTTAATTTATGGCACGTTCACAACCTTATACAGTAGCTTGTAGTGGTGGTTTAGTTAAGTCAGCTAACTCTATAGACTTATTAAGAACTCCCGGTGCAGCCACAGTTTTACAAAACTTTGAAGTGGCTATTGAGGGTGGCTACAGAAGAATAAATGGTTTTGCTAAGTTTGGTGGTGCTAGTGCAACACAACCAACAGGAGGAGCTACTGAAATATTTGGTGTTAGACCTTATGCCGATGGAGTCATAGTTGCAGCAGGTAATGCTTTATATTTTAGTCAAGATGGCATTACATGGTTACAGATAAATAAATTGTCTGCTGGTGGTGGTGATAATTATACTACTTTTACTGGTAAATCAGCTTCGGTAAGAACAGGACAAGAACAAGCAACTTTTGCTTTATTTGAAAGTTCTGGTATGGATTATGGTGAAATATTTATTGCTGATAATTCTACTGCAGATATTTTTTCATTTAGAATGGAAGGTACTGGAGATTTAACAACCAGAACATTTTTTGCTAAAGAAATACAACCTAATGGAGCCAATACTCCAGTAAGATTTATTACATCGCATGACCACCACCTAATAGCAGCAGGTGTTGAAGATGAGGAAACTACTGTTTATTACAGTGTTTATAATGACCCTAATAACTTTACAGGAGTTGGAGCAGGAAGTGTAGCAATATCCGATACTATTGTTGGTATTAGAGGTTTCCGTGAAGACTTAATTATTTTTTGTGAAAACAGTTTACATAAATTAATAAATATAAACGATTCAGCAAATGTTAGAATTGACCCGATTGCAGAAAATGTAGGTTGTTTAAGTGGCTTTAGTATTCAAGAAATTGGTGGTGACTTAGTATTCTTAGCACCAGATGGTATTAGAACAGTGGCTGGTACTGCAAGAATTGGTGACGTTGAGTTGGGTACAGTATCAAAACAAATACAACCGATATTGAATGAATTAGCAAGAAACGTTAATGATTATGTTATTAGTAGCATGGTGCATAGAGACAAGTCACAATATAGATTGTTTTATAGCAATAGAGGAGCAGCAGAATCAGCTCAAAGAGGTATTATAGGAACACTAAGACCAGATGGCTTCCAATGGTCAGAAACACAAGGTATAGAAGTTACAGCAATTGGTACAGCTTTTAATGAAATAGGTATTGAAGAACATTATCATGGCTCACAAACAGGTTACATATATGAGCATGATATTGGTGATGATTTTGATGGTGCTAATATAGATGCTAGGTATCAGACACCTAATTACGATTATGGTGACTTTGGTACTTTAAAAACTTTACATTACATTAAAATGTCGATTGGACCAGAAAATGATATTCAACCGACACTAAGAGTTAGATTTGATTACGATAGTAATGAAATACCACAACCTGATGATATTGTTTTGGATTCTGTTCCAGCACCGGCTAATTTTGGTACAGCAATATTTGGCACAGCTAAATTCGGTGCAGCTGAACAGCCTTTAGTGAGAATACCATTAATAGGTAGTGGTTCAAGCAACAGTTTTAGGGTATTAAGTGATGATACTAATGCACCTTACATTATAAATGGATTTTATGTAGACTATATACCATCAGGAAGGAGATAAAAATTATGGCAGGTTATACACGACAAAGTACATTCGCAGATGGCGATACCATCACAGCTGCGTTATTTAACAATGAATACAATCAATTAGTAAATGCATTTAGCAATACTTCAGGACACGCACACGATGGCACAGCAGCCAATGGTCCTGTTATAGGACTGATAGGTGATGCAGGTGAAACTGCACCAAACAATAAAGTAGTTATAGATACTACCAACAACTACATAGAATTTTATGTTGAAGTATCTAGTAGCCCTGTTCAACAACTTTATATCGCTGATGGTGCAATAATTCCTGTCACCGATAATGACATCGACTTAGGTACTTCTTCTTTAGAATTTAAAGACTTATATATTGATGGTACTGCCAACCTCGATAGCTTAGTTTTAGGTAGTGGCTCAACAGTTACTGCTATTTTAGATGAAGACGATTTAAGTTCTGATAGTGATACCTCATTAGCAACACAACAGTCTATTAAGGCTTATGTTGATGCTCAGGTAACAGCACAAGACTTAGATTTCCAAGGTGACTCAGGTGGTGCTTTAAGTATTGACCTCGACAGTGAAACTTTCACAGTTGCTGGTGGAACAGGTATTGATACTTCAGGAGCTACGAATACTTTAACAGTGGCTATTGATTCAACTGTAGCTACTTTAACTGATACACAAACACTAACAAACAAAACTATAGATGTTGACAACAATACTGTATCGAACATCGAAGTTGACAACTTTAAAGCCTCGGCAATCGTATTAGAATCAGAAGGTATTAGTTCAAACGATAACGATACAACTTTACCAACTTCAGCAGCAGTTAAAGATTACGTTGATACTCAACTAACTGCCGAAGACCTAGACTTTCAAGGTGATACAGGTGGAGCATTATCAATAGACTTAGATAGCGAAACTTTAACTATTGCAGGTGGTACTGGTATCGACACTTCTGGTGCAACCAATACACTTACAGTAGCTATTGATTCAACAGTTGCAACATTAACAGGAACACAAACATTAACCAATAAAACTATAGATGCCGCTTCAAATACTTTATCTAATATTGCCAATAGTTCGCTTACAAATTCGTCAGTGTCTTATGGCGGTGTTAGTGTATCTCTTGGAGGGTCAGATGCTACTCCGGCTTTTGACTTATCTGATGCGACAGCTTACCCGGGTGACTCAAGCCTTGTCACAGTTGGTGCTTTAAACTCTGGTAGTATTACTTCAGGGTTCGGAGCTATTGACAATGGTTCGTCAGCTATTACCACAACAGGAACAATTACTTATGGTTCACTTTCAGATGGAGTGATAACCATTACAGCTTTTGTTGATGAAGACGATATGACATCTAATTCAGCAACACTGGTACCAACTCAACAATCTGTTAAAGCTTACGTTGATTCTACAGTTGGTGGTGTATCAAGCAATTCTATTTCAGATGCCGATGGCGATACCAAGATTCAAGTAGAAGAATCAGCCGATGAAGATATTATCAGATTTGATGCTGCTGCTGCCGAAATTATGACGATTGATAGCTCAGGTGTAGACATTTCAGGTGATTTAACAGTAGATACTAATAGATTATATGTTGATTCAACAAACGATAGAGTAGGTATTGCCTTATCAACACCACCACATAGGTTTTCAGTTGGTGCAGCTAATGATGATGGAATTGCCTTATACGATGGCACAAATGATTTAGCAACCATATTTAGAGAAAATAACGACCAAGCTAGATTCAGTTTATTAGATACTGGTACTGTCAAAGTCAGATTATCTTCAAAGCCAAGTGATGTTAATTACATCAATAATGGTGGCAACGTAGGTATTGGCAACTCTTCCCCTAACAATAGATTGGTTGTTGGTGATGGCTCTGGTTCTGAAATCATGTCTATTTATGCAGGTACTGGTTCAGCTTCAGCTTTGCATTTTACCGATACAAATACAGCACCCGATTATCAAGGCTTTGTAACATACGACCATAGTGCAGATGCTTTAAGATTTGGTGCTGCAGAAGCAGAAGTTATGCGAATAACCTCAACAGGTTTAGGTATTGGTACAACAAGTCCAGACAGACCATTAGATATTACAGACACAACAAGCGATGGCTCAGGTGGTGTAGTCATTCATTCTTATTTACCAACCTTAGAAATGGATGATATTTCTGGTGGTGGTACATCATTTATTTTGCAACACGATGGGACAAACACTCTGTTCAAACATGACACAACAGAACGCATGAGGGTCACATCAGGTGGAGAGATTTTATTTGGTAAAACTGCAGAAGATAATACAACACAAGGTATAAGAATAGATGCTCCATTTGGTTTACTATCTGCTTCCAGAGATGGCAACTTGCCTTTATTGGTTAATAGAAATACCTCAGATGGTACTGTTATAGATATCAGAAAAGATGGCACTTCAGTTGGTGTTATTGGTACACAAAACTGGGGTATTGGTACAAGTAGTCCAGATAGAGCACTTAAAATTCATCAAGATAATGCTTACGTTTGGATTGCTGATGCTGCTGGGGGAAATGTTGGATTTATCGGTGGAAGTGGTTCAAACGATGGCTTGATGCGTTTATATGAAGGTACAGGTCATACAGCTAAAGTAGAAATACACAGCAACTCTGACAGTTATTTCAATGGTGGCAACGTAGGTATCGGTACAGATAGTCCTGTTTCTATAGGTGGTCATACAGGAGTTCTTACTTTGTATGGCTCTAATGCTACAGCTTTAGTATTAAAAGATTCAGTATCAGAAAAACATTTAAGGCTTAATGATGGTGATTTATCAGTAAGAAATAGTGTAGGCGATACCCATTTGATGGTGCTTAATGGTGGCTACGTAGGTATCGGCGGTGCAGATAGCCCTTTTTCACCCCTAACAGTTAAAACTGATACTGACCATGCTGTTAGCATAAGAACAAAGTCTGATGGTACTGGTTCAAGAATACTTGGAACAAATCTATCTGGTGCTGCATACGATGAATTAGCACTTGATGGAGATGAACTATTATTCCACATTTCAGGAACAGAAAAAGCCAGAATCGACAGCTCAGGCAATGTAGGTATTGGTGAAGCCTCACCTTCAAGTTATGGTAAGTTTGTTGTAACTGCGGCAGGAATTGGTAATCATATTAATTCAACTTCTGGTGCTGGTGGTATCAATTTCTATGAAGGTGGTTCTGGTAGGTTTAGTTTAAGAACCCTTAATGGTTCTGCTGGGTTAGCATTTTATGACACCTTCAATGGTGCAGAACGCATGAGGATTGATTCCTCAGGCAACGTAGGTATTGGTACAGATAGTCCTAATTATGTTCTTAATACCAATTATAATGCTAATGCTACATTTACCAACGCAGCTTCTGACTTCACACAAATGTGGCAAAATTCAGGAACTAATGCTTTAGGTGTTGCTTTATCTGATGACCTAGTAGCAAGGCTTGTTACAAACAATACTTATGAATTTGCTATTGGTAGTTCCACAACAGAACAACTCAGAATAGATGGTGCTGGCAACGTAGGTATTGGTAATAACAACCCACCAGAAAAATTAACAGTAGAAGGGGGCGCTGTTATTGCTGGTGCAACTAATGACCTTAGTGGAACCTCTGGTATATTTCTTGATTATGAATCTAATGTTGGATATATAAAAGCAGTTTCTTGGGGTTCACAATATAGAGAGTTAAACACTTACAGTAGTAAATTTTCAGTTTGGACAGGAGTAGGAGGCGTATCAGAGCGTATGAGGATTGATGGTTCTCATGGTGACTTAACACTCATAACCAGTCACTCTGGTGGAACTTTTCCATTTAGAGTTGGTTATGGTAGTTATGCTAGTTTTACTCCAACAGTCATAATTGATGATTCTGGTAGATTAACAGTAGGTAATGCTTCAGCACTAAGTCTTGGAGTTATTGGTTCTAAATTTAATGGCTCAACACAAAATGGTATCGTTGTTGAAACCACAAGAGATGCTACAGGATCAACCTTCATTAGATTTAATGATAGTGATAGTGCAGCAATCGGTAGTATTTATCAAAATGGTGCTTCAACTGTTCTTTATGCAACTTCATCAGACTACAGGCTTAAAGAAAATGTTATTTACGATTGGACAGCATTGGATAGATTAAACCAAT